TTGATGTTGTTGTACACAATAATATTAATAAATTAGTTGAGTTTCCAGAAAACGAATTTAAAGGTATTCGAGACTTTAATCGTAAATATCACAAAGATTGGAATATACTCAACAGTTCAGTAATGGCATGGACCGGTGGGCGTAATCCGGATATCTTTACTGTGTTCATGTCCGACCCAAGACGAGCACAACAACTACACGGTGATCAAGATTGGATTTGGCAAGTTGCAAGAACCCGTATTAGCTTTTTTCCAGATGCTTGGATACAAAGTTATAAATGGGAAATTAGAAGTCGCGATGAAATTATGTTTAATCATCATAAAAGAATCTTTAGAGACGTTCGTAATCCAGCCATTCCTGCAGACTGTTCAATCTGTGTATTCCACGGCGATCCAAAACCCGAAGATATTGAAGATCCTTTTGTAGTTGACAACTGGCAGTAAAGGTGTTATACTAGTAGTATGAACTTTACTACTCACCACAGTCAGATACGTACACTCAAACAGAGTGATCCTCGATTTCATATCCATGATGAATTTACTGTTGCACCTAGAGCTGGCTTTGAAATTAGTTCAGGTTGCCCATGGAATTATAAAGAAATAATTCAAGAATGTATTCAACATGGTTGGCTTAAACCTGTAGCACATGTTACCGAACGCGAACTAATTTTTATGGGATTATCTAATGATTAAACGAATTGGTTTTGCCTGCAAGTGGATTGACGGCCCTAGTCAAATTAATGGCATTAAACAGACTGATACTGCCAAGGAACTTAACACTGGCACAACTACAGTAGCCTGGTTAAATAGACAATCGAAAGATATCGCGGAGCAGAAGTTATGGGACCTAATGGTAGGCAATATCGAAGCAACAAGGAGGTTAGTTGAACGTGTCAGCACACTTGACCCTAGCCTTAGGATGGTTCGGATTAGTAGTGACATCCTGCCTGTTTATACTCACGCTGATTATTCTTATTATTGGCGCCAAGATGCTGTTATTTCATACTGTGAAAAAGAGTTTGCACGAGTGGGCGATCTTGCTAGGGCTAACGATGTTCGGTTGTCTATGCATCCTGGGCAGTTCACTGTCTTGGCAAGCGATAACCCAGGGATTGTCGAGCGTTCGATCGCAGAATTTGAATACCATACCGACATGGTCCGCTGGATGGGATATGGTAAAACATTCCAAGATTTTAAGATCAACGTACACATCTCCGGTCGACAAGGCCCTGAAGGCATTAGACGAGCATACGGACAATTAAGTCCCGAAGCACGTAACTGTATTACTATCGAAAACGAGGAAATAAGTCATGGACTTAGTGACTGTCTTAGTATTAGTGACATTGTGCCCATTGTTCTTGACATACATCATCATTGGATACGAGAAGGGGAATATATTCAGCCTAACGATGATCGCGTTAAAATGGTTATTGATAGCTGGCGTGGCATTCGCCCCACTTGTCATTATAGTGTCAGTCGTGAAGATGTACTTGTGGGGCACGCCGATAACATTGCACCGAATCATGCCCAACTTCTTTTAGATGGATATAAAAAACAAAAACTCAGGGCTCATTCAAATTTTTACTGGAACAAACCAGCAAATGAATGGGCTCTGGGTTTTCGAAACAACTTTGACATTATGTGCGAAAGCAAGGCTAAAAATTTAGCCAGCTTTGCACTTTATCAGGAAGCATTAAGCCTGGGGCTTTGATGCTTTTGGTTTGCGTGGGGCTTTTGGTTTAGCAGTTTTAGCAGGTGCTGATTTCTTAGGAGCAGCTTTTTTAGGTGCTGCTGGCTTAATAGATTCAACAACTGCTTGAGTAGCTTGCTCAGCAACAGGTGTTGGAACTGGAACTGGAGCAGGAGCTGGCGCTACAACTTCTTCTACCGCTGGCTTAATACCAAAAAGTTTTTTAATATGCTTTAACATGGACGAATCCTCCTTATGATTCTATTTACACAATTATATAATGTTAAATATAGATATGGCATATAATTTTATTAAAGAGTTTATTTTAGAACAAAAAAGCGGTGATAAGCTGACCCAGCTTAAACTGCCCTATGCTCGCGGAGATCTAGATCCCGTTATGAGCGAAGATACAATTAACTATCATTACGGGAAATTGTATAAAACCTACGTAGAAAGATTTAACTCTAAAGAGGGAGATCCGGACTTTAATGAAGCTGGAGCATTTTTGCATAATATCTTTTTTGAGCAATTTCAAGAAGTTAATACAGGAAATAATCCAACAGGCGAAATTCTAGAATTTATCGAAAAGCACTTTGAAACTGTTGATAAGTTCAAAGAAGAAGTAGAAAAAGCTGCTATGGGCATACAGGGCAGCGGATGGGTTTATCTTGCTAGAAACGGTAGTATAAAAACCATTAAGAATCATCAAATGAAAAGTGATATTATATTACTAATCGATTGGTGGGAACATGCCTGGGCCTTAGACTATCAGGCTGATAAATCAGGATATCTAAAAAACATTTATCGTATTATTAACTGGTCCGTTATTAATACCAGATTAGTTTAACAAGGAGAACTACTATGTTAGAAACATTATTTTGGTTAGCATTGGGTGCGTTTATTGGTTGGAATTTTCCTCAACCAGAATTTGCAAAAACTATCCAAGCTAAAATTTTAGCAGTTTTTTCAAAGAAATAATATGGCATACTCAGACAAAGTAATCGACCACTACGAGAACCCTCGCAATGTTGGTAGCTTTGCTAAGGATGAGCTAGGCGTCGGCACAGGTATGGTCGGAGCGCCTGCCTGTGGCGATGTTATGAAATTACAGATTAAAGTTAACAACGAGGGCATTATAGAAGATGCGAAGTTTAAGACGTATGGTTGCGGTTCGGCGATTGCTAGCTCAAGTTTGGTTACTGAGTGGCTTAAAGGCAAGACTTTGGATCAAGCATCAGCCATTAAGAATTCAGCTATTGCTGAAGAATTGGCGTTACCGCCTGTTAAGATTCACTGCTCGATTCTAGCAGAAGACGCTATTAAGGCCGCTGTAAATGATTACCGTAACAAGCAAAGCTCAAACTAAAATCAAAGAAAATCTAACAAAACGCGGTAAAGGCGTAGGGATTCGTATTGGTGTTAAAACTACAGGCTGTAGCGGTATGGCCTATGTGATCGAATACGTAGACAAATACGAAGCAGAAGTCGGAGTAACTAATTACGCACAACCCGATTTCGCTGTATTGGTCAGTGCTAAAGATGAACCCTATCTAAACGGGCTAACTATGGATTGGGTTCGCAACGGACTCAACGAAGGATTTGATTTTCAAAATCCGAACGAACGAGATCGTTGCGGTTGCGGCGAAAGTTTTAGAGTTTAAAATTTACCCACCGGTAAAGTAGTACTAGCGGGCATATCCCAAATTTTCTTCTGTTCAACACCCTTACGTTGAGCAAATCTTTTAGAATCACAATTAGAGCAAACATGAAAATAGTTGTTGCTTAATCTCTTGTGATCCATCTTTTTTAAATCTCTAGTAAATTCACTATCACAGTTGTCGCAACGAAGCACGGCAATTGTTTTTATTCTAGTATAAGAATGTTCTAATCCCGTCTTACTGCGTCTAACATATTGACTTTCTTGAGTTTCTTTTTTTAAGAACATAATGTATTTACATTTGGCTTATAAAACTTTGGGCTAAATATTAGAGAAAGTATTAATCTTAGGATCTGCCATGGCAAGAAAAACAATTGATATCGGTGTTGTAGGTAATGACGGCACAGGCGATAGTATTCGCGACTCGTTTAGAAAGGTAAACGATAATTTCCGTGAGTTATACAGCTCATTAGGGCTAGAAACAAATTTATCATTTAGAGGGTTAATAGACGGACCCGGTTCATATCTTGGACACGAAAATCACTTCATAACAGTTAATGCTACAGAAACTGGACTTTCTTACAAGCGCATGGAAGAAGGTACTGGTATTAAACTTGAATTTACCAATGATGGTGCGGTTGTTGTTAATACGCTATTTGCATCCATTTCCGGCGATCAGACTCCGAGCTTAGGAGGTCCTGTTTATGCATTCTACGGCGGACAAAGATATCCAATTGGTGGTTTACCAGATTTAAGATCAAATACAGAATGGGTAGACGCTATAAGCAAACTAGGAACTACCCACGGTGGTTCGGGGTCTACTGCGGCAGCACCAGATAGAATCGCCGCTAACAAAGGTTATGTAGATACTAAAATTGCTCGAGCAGGTGTAGATACAATTAATCCTGCAACTGGAGTTTCTGCTCCAGAGTTTGGTACTATGACTGGGCCATTGATCTTATCTAGAGATCCTATTCCTAGTGACGACGAAGTATATAATGGTCAGATTGCAGCTACTAAACGTTATGTAGACAGTTCAGCATTTGGTAGTGTGGCTAACTTATATGTGGCTACTTCCGGTGCAGACGAACGTGTAGGTGTAGCTCCAGAATTGCAAGGTCGAGCATTAGCCTATGCTTATCGAACAATTGAAGCTGCGATGAAACGTGCAGAAGAAATCATGCTTGAATCTCGCGTAGAGATCGGGCCTTACAAAAAGGTATTAACATATAATAAAGGTGTTAGTGAATGTACACTATCTAGCATTAGTACTTCTCCAGATTCGGGTTCCGGATTCGTAGGAACGGTTTTCATGAGTGTGGACACTATTGAATTAAGTGCTACTGGAAGGGTTGGTCGATATAGAATCGGAGACTTAGTTTCACTAGCGACAGGAACAGGTGTTGCTTGCCAAATAGAAGTTCTTGCTACAACCGGAAATCCTGGAGCAATTGCATCTTTTAGAGTTATAACTCCTGGTGTGTATTCTGTATTGCCAGGCGGCTTCAATGTGCCTACAGTCAATAACACTCCTAGTTCTATCGGTTCTGGAGCAAAATTTGATGTAACGTATAAGGTTAATAGTATCGGAGTAACTAACGGTGGTACTAACTACGGACTTGTTTCTGTACGTATTGCTGCTGGTATCGGTGACATTACAGGTTCAGGTGCATTCGGTACTGCTGATGTATCTAATGGAGCTATTCAAAGTATTACAATTACTGACCAAGGATCGGGTTTTACAGCATTACCGATTATTGTTGTTGACCTCCCAAGATTTAAAATCTTCACAAATGGTCTACGAACAGACTTTACAGGTAATGTCACAGACAACACAGTACTTGCTGCTAGAACACGCGATGTTAGAGATGGTCTTTATTTACGAGGCGAAGAGACTGGAGCACTAGCACAAATCCTAAAACACAACGGTGCCCTTGACGGACTTGATGAAGTATTTGATGTGGATATTAAATACGGTGCATTTAAGTTAGGAGAAGTTATTTCGTATGGTGATGTAACCAAACTGACACAAATTACAGTCCTTGTAGAAAGCGGTACATACGAAGAAAACTATCCTATTAAAGTTCCACAAAACGTTGCAATCGTAGGTGATGAATTCCGCCGTGTGGTTATCAAGCCAAAGGTCGGAACTAGTTCCAGTCCTTGGGTATTCCAAAATTTTAGAAGAGATTTAGCGATCGATGGTAATACCACTGCTACTCAACTATTTGGGTATCACTACTTAACAGATACTA